ACTCGTTTATTTCATCGTTTCGAATGGTATCGGACAACGTGAGTCGATTTCCACGGAACCTTTTTAGACTTAAAGATTTTGAGGGTATACTAATAAAATGGCGTCGGTTTCTGCTTTTAACGATATGATGACTCAATTTCTTGTGGAATTGCACAAGACTTTCCCACAGGAGAAAGGCATTAAAAAGTTCATGACTCAATTCGAGCTCTTGAAGGATACGAATCCGCGAATGGCGGTCGACACGTTCATGGGGGGAATTACTCCCTACGCCGATAAGATTTCCCAAAAGGATGAATCCTTCGTGCTCGAAGATCTCGATAAGATTGATTACTTATCTGAATTGAATTTCAAGGATAATTGGAATTCGTCACTTTCGACGAATACGAAGGACGCTATCTGGCAATACATTCAAACCTTATATATGCTTGGTACCACGATTACAGCCATCCCTTCAGAGACGCTGGCGATGATTGAAAACATCGCGAAGGACTGTGCCGATAAGATGGGTGATGATGGTAATGGTATCGACGAGGCCGCGCTTATGAAGACGATGAACAGTATGTTTGGTAACCTTATGAAAAAATAACCTCACTCTATATAAATGAAGGCTTGGTTTGACGACCCGAAACAGCTGATCAAAGTGGATCGAGTTCTCCAATTCTGGCCCACTAACAAACAATCACCAGAGGAACGCGTAAATGCCGCATCGCGGTTCGTCATTTACGCGACGTGTTTTCTTTATTTGATTCGTCGTGACATTCGTATCTTCGTGCTCGGAGCGACGGTTCTCGGTGTTCTTTATGTAATGTACAAGGCTAAGATGATTAAGGAAACGTACGGGCGATCGACGTTTGGTGGAAGCTCGTGCCAGATGCCATCCATAGATAACCCCATGGCGAACGTTTTGTTGACGGATATCACAGATAACCCCAATAGACCCCCGGCGTGTGACTACTCGTCGGTTCGTCCCATCGTTCGAAGTTTCGTCGATGACCGCATTCCTTATGATGCGGGGCGTTCGAGATCTCCGTTACCCGCGCAGCAACGAAGTGCGGCGTCTCGACAATTTATTAGTGGCCCGGTGACGTCGATCCCAGGTGACCAAACGGCATTCGCTGAATGGTGCTATGGTGACAAGAATCGGTCGATGTGTAGAAGTGATGTGGGTGCATGTAGCCCAAATGCGAGAGGAGCTCAGCTCGGCCCTTTCTCGGGATTAGATTTCAGCGGAGACAGACGATAAATATTCTTATCTAATAGTAAATGGCATATCAGCTCCAACCTGGCTTGTCGCTCGTTGAAAATCCTGCAATCCCGACAAATCGCGCGACGGATGACGTTTTCGTATACCCTCAACCGAGTACGTTGAACCTTGGTTCGAGACCGCAGACCATGCTTTATGGTACGGCGCCGTACATGGCTGGTAAGGGATCTCCAGCGCAGTACATTGACACGAGTGATGAGCTCAGACCGCAGTCGACTTCGCAATTTAACAAGTTTTTGGTGAAGACGCACGAACGTAATTTCTTTCCTCTTCAAAATATTGAATGTAAATTGCCACTTCAGTCGACAACGTATGAACCAGCCAGTACACGCGCCGACCTTCAGAATGGCTTGTTTAACCAGAGATATCATAATAAAAATATTAGCAAGAAGTAAGAATGGCTGATCCCATCTCAGTTTTGGCGGTAGCTGGCTTGGTGTACGTGGGTCGAACACTCAGTAAAGATACTGAACCCCAACAATTGGGGCCTCGACTCGTCACCGAACCACAAGAACCATTATTGTCTGATCAAATTCCACAATTTAGAGAAACACGTTTCGATAATCCGATGCCAGTGACATCTAAGAACGAAACACAATCTTTTGCAGTCATCGCCCCGCAGCAGCGAAGTGGTGGACAAGAGGTTTTGAACATGCGAAATCGTATGTATGATCAAGGGCGCATGAACAATTTATCACCCATCGAGAAGCAAATGGTTGGTCCAGGTGTCGGCGTCGGTCCGAACGTGCCGGCGTACGGTGGTTATCAACAACTACTTCGTATCAACCCGGTCAATGTTGGTGAGTATCGTCTCACAACACTCCCAGGTCGATCGGGTCCGGCTCAAGATATCAGTGGTGGTCGCCATGGTCTCATCGGTAAAGTCACGCACAACATGCCTGAAAAGACTGCTTTCCTTCCAGAAAGACGTCCGGAAATGCCGGGGCGTGCACAGGGTATGGGTGGACGTTTGGTTCGTCAGGAACACGAACGCACCAAGCGAACGACCAATCGTTCGGAAACTGGTTTGCGCACCGACGGCCTCGAAAACGCACCCGCGAAGCGATTCATACCCTTGGGTACGATGGCTCAAGACCCCACGCGTAACAAGTTTGATGCGAATGAATTCCAGTACAACTACAACAATCAACCCGTACCGAATATTAACAGTTTCCACGGTGGATACACGAATGCCCCGGGTAACAGAATCGCGGAAGAACGTGGTAATAAGGGTTACACCACAGAGCAGCTCCAGGAGTATGGATTCAGAGCGGACGATCGTCGTGGGAAGGCGAACAGACCCGGAAACGCGGGGCGCATGAATGTCAGAGAGACAGCCATCAAACAAAGTGGCCTTCTCTCGAGTGTTCGTTCGGACACGACCAGAATTGATGGTCGTATGAATGCCGCCAACGGTGCTTGGACTCAACAATACACCAACGATAAGTATTACAATTTCAACGCGTACAAGGGTAACGCGAACCCGAATGCCAGGTGCAATGAACTCGATGTCGCGAAGAACCAACTCGCAAACAATCCATTATCCCAACGCTTCTATTAATTCGTTTTAGAATACCAGAGTAAAACACTCATTAAAATATTGTACCTATATTTTAATGAAGGTCCACAGCCTCGACATAGATAGCAGTGAAAGAGATGCTACTTTATACCCGTCTTCGTCAAATTACGTCGTGAGTTTAAATAACCCAATCTATAACGTTTCCAAGATCTCACTCGTGTCCGCAAAAATTCCAAACACACAATTACTTATTCACGAAGCGAATAAGAGCTTCAGTGTCAACGGAACACTCGTCACACTCGACGAAACCAATTATTCTAACGCACACGATCTCGCGACGGATTTGTTAAATGAACTCGCGCCACCCGTATCGAATGTGACGTCCGTTGTATACGACGATGATACGAATGCAATCACATTTTCAAACGTCGGAAACTCGAACGCATTTTCATTTGATTTCAGAACGGGTGTGTATGGATACACGAGCAATACATCTGTAAAGACAACACCTCACCAAGTCATAGGACTTTCGTCTCTTGATTATGTATCGTCGAATGGACGAATCACGACTGGAGCTGTCAATCTCAGTGGTCCGACATCCATCATCGTTCGTTTAAGTTCGGGTTCGGACGAATTTAGTAAGACTGTATTTTCGGATACACCGTTTTACACCGGTCGCATTCTTACGAAAAATGGGGAGATTGTTCACAGTGGTGCGGATGATCCCATGACACACGTGTTTCATTCCGGTTCACAGAAATCTATCCGAGATCTACGCGTCGAATTTTTCTACATGAGTCACGGACGTCTCATTCCATACGATTTTAGAAACCAAGATCACGTGCTTAAGTTTGAAATTACATGTTCTACGGATAAACTCGAAAGCTTACCAAAGGTAGATAGAAAGACGGAATTGCCGCCACCAATAAGTATTCCTGAATTGGAGAATCCTTATAGATGGAAAGAGTATGCATCCATAGCTTTGATTGTTTGTGTCGGTATCATAGCACTAATGCTTACGAAACGTAAACCAAGAGTCGTACTTACGCCCGCGTAACCGCGTAGACCGGCTGGAGCGGCTTACGAACACGAGACGACATTTGCGACATGATGAGGTAGACCGTGACAGACAAAAGCGTCGTGAACAAAGCGGTCAACGTGTAGTGCATGCCACCGTTGCGCTGAACCTTGACGATTTGGTTGATCAAAAATCGGACCAAGTCCATCCACGCGAGGGCGGCCGCGAAAGAGAATCCCGCAACCACCGCGTTGAGGGATTGAGATTCGAGTTCCTGGGTGACCAAGGTGACAGCGTCGATCGCTTGCTTCATTATATTATAGTATACTTCTAGAAATTATTCCGGAAGTAGATCTTCCTCGAGTGCGATTTTTTTGAAATTTGTTTTTTTGTATCCTTTCGTCCTGGAAGTTTCATCGTCACTATCGCTATCGGATTCGGAATCGGAGTCAGAGGCACTATCATCGTCATTCTCAATAATTTTGAATTCATTCGTGGTCCATCCCTCCACAGTGCTCATTACTATTAATAGCATTTTTTAACAGCTCCTCGATCGGACTCTGTGGTTGCCACGAATCCCACGAGTC